AAGTGGCAATGCACTTGGATCAAATGAGCACCCTGTGCCAAGCGTTTTATTAGTAAGTGTTTGTGTGCCGTCTGTATTAACAAGCTCACCTGCCGCATCTGTTCCAACAGTGAATAGCTTTTGAAATGCTGTGTTATCTACAGATCCATCTGCGATCTTTGTAGCATCAATCGCTGCCGCTGCGTCAATGTCTGCGTTTAAAATTGCAGATGCTTCTGCTACTCCAGCAGCAATTTTTAAGACGCCAGACCATCCACTAGCGTCTGCTCCTAGGCCGCCTTTTGTCAAAGAAACAATCGGCAAAGATCCAGCATCGATGCTACAAGATGAGTTAAGCGTTTTTCCAGACAGCTCTTGAGTTGAATCAAGATCTACGGCTGTTTTCCAACCAAGATCACCTGTTCCATCGTTCCATTTTAGTCCGGTGCTTGTATTGAAATAAACCAAGCCAACTACAGGATTAAGCAAATTGCTGCCCGACACCTGAAGCTGCGCTCTGATCAGTTCGCCGTAAATCTGTGCCATGTCATACTCCTACAAGTCTGTATGTTCCCGCTGGCAGCGGAGATGAAACTGTTATTCTCACATTGGTTGCAGATGTTGCTTTAATGCTAACATACATACACTCAAAATCATTACTATTATCTTTTAACTGCCATATAGCCAATCTTGCATCTGCGCCCGAAACTGTTACATCCTTTACCGTGTCTGTGCCGTTCCATGACGTGTCATAGTATACCCTAAAACCACCTACTTGCTTAATGGCTAGGCCAGTATCTATGTAAAGATTTTGGTCTGTTGTTAAGTAATAAGCCTTACCAGGAGTCGTTGACGAAGATGACGGCAAAGTATCGACATTCTCAAACCTTAGACCTTTGTGCTGTCCGGCAGAATAAATATCTCTCCAACGCCTAGCAGGGCCGCCAAGATCTATTCCATCCCATTGGGTAGAATAAGAAGCATCTGTATTGGTTCTAAATGAGCTTTTAGCTTCAATAAATCCTTTTGTAGGATGAATTGTGCTGTCTAAGACAAGAAGAGTTCCAGGAAGTGTGCCGCCATTAATTGTTTGACCAGTAGTACGACCAACAAGCATTACAAACTGGGTATGACCAGAATCTCCGGCCACTAAACCACCCAAAGAACTGTGAGTAATCTCTGTATCTGGCGCACTTGCAAGCCACTGTGTACCGTCCCAGAATAAAGCATCACCGATCTGTGCGGCTTGGCTTCTATCGGCTGTGCGGTAGTTTGCGTCTTTAAGCTTCATTAAATCAGAAACGGTAAACGTATTAGTTCCGTCTTTAATGGCTTGGCTTAGAAACAGATCACGCCAACGCGCCGCCCCTACCCCAAGATCTCTTGTGCCATCACCTGTAGGATATAATGCGCTAGAAACGCTTACAACGCCGCCATTTGGTTGCAGAACAATGTTTGTTCCCGCAGTTACAGAGCTAAGCACTACGCCCTGCATTTTAAGGCCGCCAGCTTGCAAATAAGCCGTAGCACCGGACACAAGAAGCGGAGCATCAACCACACTTACTTGATATCCGGTTAATAATGTGCTTCCAAGAACAATAGAACCTGTACCATTTGCAGATATATTAAGGCTACTATTAATAACTGTTGTTTGTATGTTGTTGTCATACAAATATAGATTGTTCATTAAATACAAATCACCGGCATAAATTGCGCCGGTGGTTGTAAAGTTAAGTGCATTTAAATTAACAGTAGCTGTATCACAATTAATATTTCCATTAGTAAACGTAAAATCTGCAACCTTAGATCCAGACGGCAAGTTTAGTCCGCTGGTCAAGATAAGGCTGTCAGCGTAGATATCTCCAGTTGTGCGAAGATCTGCCGTATCAAAATCAAGCTCACCCGTAGCTTCGATAATCATACCGTAGCCAGTAATGGTTGTTCCGCCAGCGATAAGAGAACCTTGGGTGTTGAGGTTAGTCATGCCCAGACTAATATCGCCGGATGAATCTGTTAAAGATCCTCCAGACAATGACATGGTTCCAACATTAACTTCATGCGCCCAAACAGACATCCATCTTTCGTCTGTGGTTCCAAGTGATATTTCATTGTCTGTAGCTGGCCTAAAATGATCTGTAACCTGCACAAATCCTGTCTGTGGGCCAGCACCATCACCGCTATTTGCAGACAGTGTAAGGTTTGTATTAGCCGACGCGCCGCCATATATACGTTGTCCGGCATATAGACCAATAATCGGTGTGCCAGTCTCATCAGCATCATCATGGCCAATCTTTTGGACATAAAATCCAAGCGTTTGATTTTGCCATGCAGACAAAATAGAATCTGTAGACCAATCGACATCGTATATTTTATGCCAACTTGGTGCGGCTTCGCCTTCTCTTTGTTCCCAACGATATCCGGCACTGCGACCATCTCCGTCATCATTTACGACGCGGTAATCGGCAATAGTGTTTCCTGTGAGAGGAAGATCTGCTGGAGTTGGTACTGCGGCCTTAGCGTTTGGATAAATAACGGCGATTAGATAGTCTAACGCGCCTTGCATATTGGTAACGTCTGGAAGATTTGGGTTTGAATACCCAAAGTCAGACATACTGTGAACGAAAGGATGCTGGTTCTGGTTCCAGATCTGAAACCTATGGTGATTAAAGATCATCCTGATCTCCTAATATATTAAAACAGCTCCCACGAAGCATCCCAAGTGGCTGTCTCTTCTTTCATGTATAAAACTCTAGTAGATAGCCCGTCGTAGGCATATCTAACAACAGAACAAGGAGTTCCGTCTTTAGCATCAGCTCTAACTGTGTAAACTTCTACCATTCGCCCTGAGCCATCGTATTCACAATGCTGTTTAACAAGTTCGTTGGCTTGGGTTTTTAAATGGCCTGTATCTGCCATGACTTTCTCCCATACAGAAGGGGAGAATGGCCACCGTCCTAGCAGCCACACTCCCCCAAAGTTTAACTATTATGCAGGGTATACATAATCGTAATCGATGCTGTGCATGATCGCATTGTGTCCTGGCGCGTTGACTTCCAACTGGCCGAACAAACACATATCAACTACATACTTGAAGCCGTCAGTTCCACGGACTTCAAAGTATTCTTTACCTTCAGGAGACTTGCGCTTGCGGAAGCCACCACGGGTGCGGAATACCATCGATTTGAGATCAAGGTACATGATCACATCGTCGTCCATCTCTACGATGCCGACAAGTTTCAGTGTTCCCTTAACCGAAGTAACCTCAATTTCAGTCCATCCGTATAGCGAAGCACTTGGTTGCTTCGTAACAGAGAATGGGCCTTTTTGAGTTTCGATTAGCTTCATGATAGAGCCAAGGTGTTTAAAGCTCATGACAACGGTATTAGCATTGCCTTTAGCTTTACGACGAACTTCGGTGTAACCATCAAAAAGCTTGTCCAAAATATTCGAAGAGCTGACCCCAGACCCGTCGATATTCGTTGCTTGAAGTATGGGGTACAACAATTTACTCACACCATGAACGGTGCTTGAGCCGCCGTTTGCTGCACTTAAAAGAACTTCGCGGATCGAAGTAAATGAACTAGCAAGTGCGCCTGGGTGGTAGCATTTTGCTCCTTGAGCAACTGTGTAAGCAGAAACGTCGGCAGCAGGGCCTCCGCGCGAAGCAGAAACAGTAACTTTTCCTGTTCCTTCTGTTACATCGTTTACATCAATTGCAATGACATAAACTGTCAATGGTGCGCTGTTTGCGTCATCAAGAACAAGCTTTTGACCGATTTGTAGACGATCAATGTGATCAACTTCAAATTGTCCGCCAGCAGTTCCGTCAGTAACCAATTTAGCAAAGTGACTACCTGCGCCAAGAGATGTCGAAACAACTTGCTTGAAGTAATCAACCATCGAATCAACTTCGCCTGGAAGAATTTTCAAGAAAGTTGCCTCTGGAATTTTTCCTTCGGCATCTAAAAGATCCCTGTGGTTAAAAACAAGAGAAGCCCAAGCCTCAGTGTATGAATCAATAGATCCGCGAACATAAATTGATTGAGAGATGTCAGAAACATCTGCCAATTGACCGAACTCAACTGTAGATGCACCAGCTCCTTTGAAAGGAACGATGATCTTAGAGCCTTGCCAGCCGTTGTCGATTTCTAGGTTAGAAAGGAACCAGTCACGCTTTACTAGTTCTTCCATGATCATGCGGTTCGGTAGATACTCATTGAGCATCGACTGAAACGAACTATTTACTACTGTTGCCATTTCTCACTCCTTGAGAATTGTATTTTGTTAATATTGTTCTGTAAGTTCTTTAGCCCGCTTCTTTAAATCTTCCAGCGATTTCACTGCTGGTTTAACTGCACTTGTCCCGCGACCTTGAATGTTCGGGATGACTGGCTTTTGTGAAGCTTGCACTATCGGTGCAGCACCTGCAACTGGAGCAACCCCTAGGCTTGGGTTAATTGCTTTCAGATGCTTGATGGCCTCACTTACGGCAAGATTTGCGGGGATGTCCTGTCCACGCGCAGCATATGCCTGACCAATCTGGATGCAGTAATCTTTAAAGGCTTCTGGGCTTCCCATTCCAGCGTTGTATGTGTCTGCAACTACCTTGGCTTCTGGTTGTTGAAGAGCCATATCAAGCTCAAATGTTCGCTGTTGAACGGCAAACTGCTGCTGGCTTTGCTGCAATCGTGCGTTTTCAGCTTCGTAATAACGGGCAGCTTCTTTGGCTTGCTTGCTGGCTTGCCACTGAGCCTTCTGCTCAGGCGACATCTGCTCACGTTTCACTAGTTCTAAAGCATACCCCAAAATCTTGTCTTTTGGAATATTGAGTCCTTCAAAAAAGCTGTCGAAGTCATTGTCAGATAGATATTTTCCAAGAATGTTAAGAGCTTGATCTGTTTCAGCAACTTTTGCTTTTGTTTGCTCAAGTTCTTCTTTGATTGCTTGGTGTTTTGGCTTGATAGAATCAAGACCATAAGCCTTCTCATAAAGTTCTTTTACTTTCTTCTCCATATCTTGACTTTTGATAGCTGGTCTGAGCCACTCATCAATCTCAAGCTCTTTATCAAGCACCTTAAACTTGTAATTTGGTGTGTATTGATCTTGGACAGGAGGAACATCTTTAAGATTCTTGTCAATCGCCGTCTTAGGGCTTGCCGCTTTAATAGCATCAAGTCCTTTTGGCTCAGAAGCTTTTGTTTCTACCGCTTCCGTAGTAGGCGTCGTTTCCGGCGCAGTTGTTGTGGTGTCTACCGCTGTCGTTTCTACACTTGTTGATTCAACTTCCATGTCACATTACTCCCATAGGGCTTTGCTGGCCCTGTTGTTGCCCAGATTCGTTCAGTAGCAACCCTGCTACCTCAGCCATCTGAGCTTGATTCATTTGCTGCATAGCATCCTGAGTCATACCTTGCTGTTGAAGCTGTTTTAGCAACCAATCTAGTGCTTGATACGGCAATCTTACGCGCTTAGGAGCTTTCGTAGGATCTGAATCAGGCACATACATATCGGCAGCTACCATAGCTCCACCAGTAGGAATAAACTCAGCTTGAGCAGCTTTTAGAGCAGCAGCCTCTTGAGCTTGCTTGTCTAAATGGAACTGCTCATACTGCGTATACAGGTCTTGAATCTGCGGATCAAGAAGACCGAAGTCTCTTTCCTTCTTGCGTTTAGCAACTTGCTTGAGAATATATGCAGAGTCGTCACTTGGAGAGATCTGCGGCATCTCACCGCGCTCCATAGCAAGGAAGTCATTCTTGACGTTACGCTCATTAATCGTAAAGTCACCAAACGCCTCTTGCCAGTTAGCAAACGGAAACTGTGTGATGAGTTTTCCGATGTCATCACGCTCAAGATTGGTGCCAACATACTGCATGATGTGATTGAGAACCAAAGTCTTCCCTAACTTTGTCTCAATCGTCTCTAGTTGATCTTCTACTTGAATTAAATGTGACAGCGGAGTTGTTGTTTTGAACTCTGCGATGTTAATAACCTCTGCCCGTCCTATGGCAGCGATCAATTCGTCACCCTCAAGGTAGAATTTGGCTAGATCAAGGAACTTTTCACACATCTCAACCAAAAATTCACCGAATTTTGTGGCATAAAATGAGAACTTTTGAGTCTGATTCATGCTGCGAAATAGCATGGCCATAGGGTCTAAATTGGTCATTTTCTCTTGATCTACTAGGTCAATCATGAGCGCACGGCTCATTTCTTGCTCATTCATAGCTATGTATTCGTAGAATTGTTCTCCGTTACGACCAGGAAGAATGGTTGGCGGCTGGCCTTGGTATGTAATCCCTCTAACTCCAGGAAGAAGACTACCTTGGGATACCTTCGTTCCCGCCTGATAAAGAATCTTATCTTCCGCAATAGTGATACCGTGAAGCGCGACCTGCGACGACGCACGGTTTATTTCCGCTTGCCAAGGCCTAGCAACCTTAACAATGCTAGTGGCCCTTGCTTTAGTAGGATGTTCGTCAAAACCTTTCCAAGCAATTGGGAAGATGCCAGCAGGTAAAGGCCCCTCTTCAAGGACGCCCGCTTTTGTCGTGATGTAAAAATATCCCTGCGGATACTCTGGAGAAGGCTTAAAGTAGTATTCAAGGAGTAAAGTTTGATCTTTTTCACGTCCGTACCCATTTTTCATGGAGTCGAATACTACAAAGTCTTCGTTTGATTCAGTAATGTACTTGAGCTTTTCTTCTTGGTCTTTATATCGCTCTTTTAGCACTTTACTTGATTCAAGCTTCTCTATTCCTATCCATCTTGCGTCTTTCATCTGCATACATGACGGATCTCTGAATATATTTTGACCGAAAAGACGCTCAAATACAAATTCTCCAGAAAATACTGGCTTAGACTCATCGGGAACTGGCATACCCATCTCATCTACTGCTGGATTTCCTAGTTCGTCTACGGTTGGCTCATATCCTTTGAGCTTTCCTCTGGTCGGATCAAAGAAAATCTTTACCGCACACTCACCGATACCGCAAAAATCACCACAAAGATCACGAATCAAAGCGTTTAGCTTGTATCTTTGCTTTGCGTCTTCCCAAACTGCTTTATTTAGTTCGGCAGACTTCTGATCTTGCAATTCTGTTTGGTTTCTTGGAGAAATGGTTACGCCAGGAGCTTGAGACATGATGGCATTGACGTAAATCCTGTGCGCCCTGTGAAGCCAGTTTTTGGTAATGCGAAGCTGATAGGGATCTGCTGTAATTCCGTTAACTCTGTTTCGTTGCCAGAGATCATTTAAGCGTTTTGAATAATGCTCACCAGAAATAAGCAAAATATTAGAGCGCATCTCAGACAAGATCTCTTTGTCGACTGATTTTGCGTCATCGTGAAGTTTATTTAGCTCATCAATTTTCATGGGCTTCATGGAACGCTCTCCTTTGTTCAGCATTTAAAACTTCACGCTCAAAACCAAATGGATCGTCGATCATAAGCTGTGACATACGAACTTCATCCATGAGTTCTTTGTCAATGCCAGTTGGTTTTTTCATTTCGTTTGCATCAACGAAATCACCGACCTCTTGAGATCTTTCCAAAAAAAATTCTACCTCAAATTCGGTAGTCTTTATCTTGCTGACGCCAAGTTTTCGACATTCGTTTATAATACCAAGAAGTTTGTAACGTTTGCTAGTTTCCGTATGCTTCGTTCCATGCTGCGACTTCATCCCTGAAGTTTTGCCATTCGTCTTTTGCACAGTCTTCATCAAACATCTCCCCACGACGTTGTTTTATTTGCCACTGTTGGTATTGATCTTTTGTCCAATTAGTATGCGGCACTTCTTCGCGTTCTTCATCATCTAATTTCAAATTTGGAGCAATTTTAACAAAATCCCAAGGAATAAGCTTTAAAACATAACGAAGTGCGTCAGTTAAGTCGTCTTGGTACTTCCTGTTCTTTTCTCCAGCAGGTACAGACATTAACTCCGTGACAAGCTTAGGATTATCGTACACCCCGTCATCAATTGTCAAAGCTCCGGTCTGGAACAATGTGTTAGCTATTTGCTCCCCAGAGTCACGATGCTTGTCGGCTGGCAGGAACGGCTCACCGCTGCGACTAGCTATGAGGCCAAACTCCCTAGACTGATAATCGTAGCAAGCCTGTGTGATGACTAAACCTTTTTTTAGTTCTTTGTATTTCTCAAGGATGTCTTTGGCGGTTGTCTCTTCGTAATCTCCACGCCAAGTCCTAACAACTCTTCCACGATCCAAATCGTTACTGCAAGCGACAATAACCACAGCACCAGCACTCCTACCGCGCCCACCACTACCAATGTCAACGCCAGCATAATACCTCCAGTTAGGTGGAATTTTTTCCGTTGCATCGCCAAGAGCTGTGTCTGGATTGAATGATCCATACCGTCGCCCTTCATCCTTTACAAACCTACCATCTATACGCTTTAGGATCTCAGCCTGTGATGTACAGAAACTTTCAGCTTCCTTAATCCTCTCAGGCGTCCACTGACTTGGTGATCCGTCTTCATAGTACATACAGTCACGCATCGACACAGAACGCTTCCATGCCTGTGGAAACATCTCTTCCGTTGTGCCAATACATTCCATGGCTCTATACCAAACCTGCAATCCACGGGTAGCTGTGAATACTTGATTGAAATATCCCCTTGTGGCACGAAGCCGCGCAAGACATTCGTTTATGATCTCCTCAGGGGCCTCCTCATCGAAGGTCATCATTGCCACGGAGCTTGTCTGAAGCACTACGGTTTTTTGACCATAGGATTTAAAAAATATACTACACCCGCTGCGAAAATGTATGGCGTGAACATCGCCACTTTTATACTCAATGTCCCAACCATAATTCTCATGGTCTTTCATTGCGCCACGCGGTAAAAACTCCGGAACCCATTTCTTCTCAACTTCTATGGTAGCTACGCTGTCAGACGGATAGAAATACCAGAACTGCTTTGGCTCCGTCTCCCACAGCTCTGGCCATAGCTTCTTATTGCAAGCCCATTCGATGTTTTTTCTGATAGCTATGCTGCTCTTACCAATCTGGTTAGCAGCACAAAGAAGATTCATTCTGTTGCGGGATTCAAAGAACTCTCTTGCCCATGGATAAAACTTCCACCCGTATAGGTGCGGTAAATCTTCCCGAAGCTCCTTAATCCTAGCCTTTATAACGCTCTGCTGGAAAGTTAATGGATCAAGGTTTTTCATGCGCGTCATCTCACGCGTCATCTCCTTGAGCTGTCTTTCCTTAGACTTTTCTACAAAAGCATCAATGCGCTCTTCGCGGCTCTGCTTCTTCTTGGCCATCCTTGACCTCTTCAAACTTTAGTTCAATGTCAGGCAACTCTGGAATGTCTGGCATCATCATACGCTGGCCACTTCTTGTGACACTATCAAAGTCATCCAAAATCTCTTGATCACCACTCTTGATCAAAGACTTAATGTCCCCGTCATAGTGTTTCAAATATCTGTGCTGATCCCTCTTAGCCTTCTCAATCCTACGCTCAAGCGTCTCAAGATCCTCAAGCTGTAAGTTACTAACCTGCTCCCTAACCTGATCTATCTGCTGGTCAGAGTTAAAGTTCACATTCACAGACTTCTGCTCAACTTGCATACGCTGAACAATACCACCCTTTATACGCATATCAGCTAACTGCCATGCCTTCAAAATAAGGGTCGCTACCTTGGTATCAATCTTACCCTCCTTGTCTGTCATGGGAAGGTTCATTATCTCCAATAAACGCTCAGTTCCCTTGTGAAGAATATGACGCATCTGGATCGCATAACTGACGGGCGGCGTAAAGATCCAAAGCATCTTCTTATTGTTAGGCTCATAGGCAGATACCCACATCTCCCAGCTCACAGCACCACAGATGATTGACTGTAAAGCCATCTTCTTGCCACTAGCAGTAGCCGCATTGTACTCATCCCAGAACGATAACCTGACACGCTCATCACGCTCATCAGGCTGGCACTGCGTCCTGATCTCCCTCTCAGTCAACATCAATGTCCTAGGCAGTTTATTACGAACACGCTCTAAGATCGGCACTAATCTAGGAGGTAACCTGTTCAATAAAGCGTCGGGATTTTGAGGATCATACAAGGCTGAAATAGCCTCATCAGGCACTACCTTCGGCCTACCTGGCTGTCTGGCCATAAAAATACCTCACTGATATGGTTTTATTAAGATTCTAATATAGCTTTAGTAGCGGGATAAGAATAGTGCAAGGATTGTTTGTGAATTTTTTGAGGGGGGCAATGCAAATTGCAATCGCAATAGACCCCCACCCCCCCTGTCAGTTTTCTGACACCTGTCAGGAATTTTGACAGTTTGTCCAAACTTTTGACACCTGACCTAAGCGACTGATATCGCTGTAGTTTGTTTTAAGTACCTGATATCGTTTGCGTTTGTGTTTGCGTTTCCTTTCTTGTTTGCGTTTGCGATCGTTTGCCGTCGCCTTACTGGTATAGTTGCAAGCAACGTGCCAAGCTATAAGCCGCTGATATCATTGGCAGACACTATATGTAGTGTGTCACATTTTTAGACAGCTGTTCATTTAACATATGTTTATTGAAAAACGATGGTTATATCTCTGCAGGATTATAGCACTATCCATGATGTCGCTTTAAAAGGCCGGAAATAGGCCTCTAATGCGTTAGACTATCTGGTGGTATGTCGACATGGTCAGGCAGGGAAAAGGCCTTAAAAAGGGTGCTGCAGCGTTTGCCTGTTTCAAACAAATAAAGCGCGATAGTTACGCGCTGAACCATATATCCCTTTCCGCAAACACAAAAAAACCCCTTTCGGGGTCTTATTTGCTTGCGTACGCTTTCCCTCACAGACCATGGTTATATACCTTTAAGATATTTTCCTCTGCCACTATCTCTAGTGCTTTCTCATAGGCCTCTGTCAGTGTTTCAAACAAGTATATATCCCTGTCTAATTCATAGGCAGAGCAAGCTTTGTCCCAATAGCTAGTTAAGTACTGACCTTTACCTGTCTTGATTATATCTAAGCGCTCAACTGTCACTCTATACTTATCGTGTTCGATGGTCTTATAGACTTTCATGTTTCACCTCTTTTAATTTGCACGGTAACGCCTAAAGCTTTGCAGACAAAAAAAGCTGTATCTGTCATCGTTTTGACATTTAAAGCATCACATAGTGCTTTTGCTTTATCGCAGACAGGATATAACCTTTCGGTGCCAAAAACGTTTTTTTCCATCACATATATAACCATGTTTCACCCCTTTAATTTTATTTCACACAAAATAGATATATCTTTCATGGATTGAAATTTTTTTTCCGTTTACTTCTATTAAATAGACCGCGCCGTCGAAATAAGTTTCTCCTAAAAACTCAATAACACGACCAAAGAATTTTTTCTTTTTGTCGCCATAAATAAAAATTTTTTCTCCTGTTTTAAATTTCATATTTCACCCCTTGAAGTAAGTTTCTGGTGTTGCCACTAGCGCGTTAACCTTTTCCGCGCCATGTTTCTTAATTAGTGCCTTCAGGCCTGTCTTACTTATAACTTGTTCACTATCGCCGTGCTTTAGTATAACCGCGTCACGATAGTCTAGTATCTCTCCAGTGACGCTGCAGAACATCGTCATGGCACAAAAATCTCTTAAGATATTTTTAAAGATAGTTTGAGCCATGTGGTCATTTGCTTGTTTCATGTTTTACCTCACATAGTTGTTTGTAGTGCTGAACACATCACAGTCTATATCTAGCGTCATGTTTTTTTGCTGATAATGCGCTATAGCTTCAACCATGATAATGGCCAATTGGTTGAGCGCTTTCTGGTGCTGTTCTGCTATGTTTTTTTTAGTCGCGCGTTTGTCTGTCCTAATAACCGACTTAAGATAATCAGTAAACATGACAAACTGTAAGATGTTTCCCTCTACAGAGCAGACACTTGCCATAGTGGTCAGCTGTTTACTTGTTTGGCATTTGCTTGTTTCTAGCCTTAGCGTGTTTCTGACTAAGTGTCCTGTTTTGTTGTTTAGTTTAATAGTGGTCAACATGGTTTAGGCCTTTCTTAGAAAATTAGTGGTAGATGGTTGGGGTTTTTTTGCTGATTTTAGACGCAGTCCGACGATCACGCCTTTTGGGTCAAGAAAACGCAAGTCAGATATATCGCCGTCTATAACCGGTACGGTACCAACGCGGTCAGGTAACGCGCCACCGTGCCGTGACCATATATCGAAAACCATAGCGACGTTTATGCCACGGTCTAAAATATCAGCCATGACGCGCGTGCTAG